TAGGCCGTTTAGAATGTTCTTAGATCTTGTTGGACATTCCGCCGAGAATCTCGGCGAACCTCTTGCAGATTGGAAGAATCCAAGCGAGTCAATGGGTTATGTTGAACTCGGTAAATTAGGCGAGGCCTTGGCCGAGTGGTCTAATCGCCCTGAAAGTTGCGAGACTTTCGTTCTCGAGCTTCTCGAGGTAGAGAGTGAGTTCGGTCTATGAAACTCAATAGAAGAGGCGAGATAGTTCTCGCCGTATCGCTTGGAATAAATGCCCTGATTCTGCTCGGCCTTATTGTGTGGGCTGTTGGTCAAGTGTGGTGGGTCGGTGATGGCTACTGCATAGGGTCAATGATTGAGTGCTACTTTCCAGAAGAAGGGCGGTAATTAGATGCCAACTTTCCAAATGGAAGTGGTCTGCCAAGTGCTGACCATAACCGCAGACAACGAAGAGCAAGCCGAGTTGAAATACGAATCCCATTTTGATTACAGCGTGCCCTGCCCTTGCGGTGAAGGCGGTTGCGATTGCGTTAGCGACAGCGAAGAGTGCTATCACAACACCGAGAAGATTGGAGATTAGTAATGCCAACGATTCCAACGAAGGCAAGGTGTCCGGAATGCCACCGGATTTTCAACTTGCTAGATGATAACGATTGCCAAGAGTGGTCTTATGGCCACGATTGCGAGGTGTAATTGTGGTGATGACTATTCACGCTGGCGATTGTTCAACCGACTGCCCGACTTGCGTGGCAAATTGTGATTGTTCTAAGTGCAAGAAAGGGGGTGAGGAATGACAGTTCATAAGACTTGGGTCGTGATTTATTCAAGCGACCCACTCGCAAACCACGATCTAGCAACAAGGCTCGAAGGCCTTGAGTGGTGGATTACCGATAGGCATAACGCTGAAGAGAGCAAGACAGCGACCAAGATGATTGACCTAACGCAACTGAAAGACTGATGACCTATGGGGCAGGGGGATTCTCCCTGCCTCGTGGGGTATTCGTCTTGAATACCAACCAACCTACAGAAAGATAGATAAATGACTAACAGCGACAAAATAGAAGTTATCGAGGCTGATAATTTCTCGAACGAAACTAAATACAGAATGACCCTGAAGTATGAAGGCGAAACTGTCTACTGGATTGGATTCGTTGGCGATTTCGGCAGCGTTGAAGATTGGTACGACTTAGCAGACAAGAAGATTCCGCAACCTGATTGGGCTGATGAATTAGATTGCTGGGAACTCTGTGATGAGAAGGCTAAGCAGAATGAAAAGAGCTTCGACTGGCTATGCACAAAGATTCTCGAGATCTGTCCGAGTGCAACTTTCGAGAGAGATAATGACGGCCAAGTTGTTATCTATACAGGACTCGAAGAAGATGAGACCGGCACACTCAAGAAGTTAGAGGTGGAGTAATGACTAACCAAGACCCAATGCTCGCCCCTTACTACTCAACCGACTTGGACATTCCGATTGTCCAAATCTTTGCGAAGAATAGACATCACGCAGAGGCAATTATCAACGAGTTCATAGATAAAATCAGCGAGATTATGTCCGACAAGATTCGCTGGAACGAGGCTAATTGGGAGATTCAGAAGAATGTCCTTGATGAACCAACAGGTGAATGGAGAGTCTCATAATGCCTAAGTATCGAGTCACCCAAAAAGAGATAGTGCTGCACGAATTATTTATCGAGGCAGAATCTGAATCCGAGGCACGAGAAATCGCTTGGGGCATAGATGATGTTCAAGATTCAACCGAGGTGCAAGGTGCTGGCTGGGTTGAAATCGGCGAAGTGGAAGAGGTGGAGTAATGGCTTATGCATACCGAGTTACTTTCGTAACCGACTATCTAACTATCACTACAACTGTTGAGTTAGAGGCTGATGATTCTTTCCAGAATCTAAGTAGCGAGGCCTACGAGCAAGCGGTAATCAACGCTGAAAATAATGTGAAAGATGAGTTGGGTCGCTTTGATGAAACAATTATCAACGACATAACTGTAACCCTGTTGCTTGATGATGAAGAGATTGAGGTGGAAGAATGAGCGACCAAGACTCGATCTCGTGGAGTGAGTTAGCAGAACTCACACACGCCACTCAGCTCGAACGATTCAACTGGTGTTCTTGCGAAGAGCAGGAAGACTTTCCATACAGCGATTGCCCTCGTAATGGTTGGGTATCCACGCCCCATTTAGACATAAGTTTCCAGCATTGTGGCAGACCTGCTTACTGGGAGAATGAAGATGTCTATTGCTCGAAGTGCCAAACCAAGATGAAGGGGGCATAGTTGGTAGGCTTTATCTTAGTAATACTCTTATTCTTTACTCTCCCTGTAGGGATAGCCGAGAATCAACCGCTACTAATAGCGATACCGATACTGGGGCTGGTAACAGCCCTACTGTGGAAGGAGAAGTAATGCATCACCGATTCATAATCGGACTGGTGGCTTTGGGGTTGGCGATTTCGCTGACCCCAAACGCCCCTATCCATGTCGAGATAAAGTCCAAGCAAGTAAGTGCAAAAGTGGTGGAGATTCCAGACTTAGAGTTAGATCAATTACCTTTATCGTGGCAAAAATTAGCCATGTGTGAATCATCAGGTCGGCTCAACGCCGTCAGCGGCAAACGCAAACAGTTTCAGGGGGCATTCCAGATCGAGTATCCCCGGACTTGGATTGCTCATGGTGGCAACAGCGGCAAACAACCGAAGGATTCCACCCTGCTTGAACAGTTCTATGTGGCATTACACATATATGTAGATCGTGGCTCTAAGCCTTGGCCTTACTGTGGAAAGTTTCTCAAAGAAGACTACGGCAAGTAGTTGACAATGCCGTAAGCGGCATTAAACTGATACAACTAAGACCCCTCCGGACTGTAGGCCGTGAGGGGCTTAGTCTTTTTATCCCCTTGGATTTTCTACTGAATAGAAACCGGTAGCTTTGAATACCGTAGGTGTTGGAGTCCACACTCGAGACATCATCAAGCCACAGTCACACTTAGGTGGTGCTTCTTCTTCTGTCATCTTGCGTTCGATCTCTACCTTTACACCACAACTACTGCAACTGTATTCGTATGTAGCCATTAGTTATTGTAACTCCCTCTGAATTTTCTTAGGTTCTCTTCTGGTACACAATAGATCTCTGGTCTCTTCCAATCAGGTTTGTCCAACCACTCCGGGTTCTTCGCTTCTGCACCCATGATCCAACCAATCAGCTCATAGTTAGGCATACCACCTCTAACCAATACAAACTTCACATCATCTTTAGCATCAGGTCTAACAAGCAATCTACCTTGCTCATGCTTTGTGTATTTAACATCGATGTTGGGTTCAATATCTACACCACCTTGACCGAAGGCACCACCCCAGTAGACACCAAGATACTTAGCTACTGCAATCTCAGCACCGGCACCATCAACATCGAGAAGGATTCTCTGCCATGCATCCATGTCCTGTAGTCCACGCATCTGTTGGTTCTTCATCGTAGATACATAGCGTTCAATCGCTGTGTTAGCAGCGAGAACAACTTCGTATCTCTCAAGAACTATCTTTAGACCCAAGGCGTTGGCCCTCCTAAGTGATCGATGATCTTTCTTAGTGAGCCTTGAATCTTTCTATCTACTGTTGAATCACTTATGCCCATCTCTTCTGCTATCTCGGACAGGGTCATTGGGTTATTGGAATACCTATTGCGTAACATCACCTGCTCATCTGCCTGTAGCAGATCTATTGCAGATCTAATATCAATTACTACAGCCAAGATATTGCCACCCTCACTTGGAACTGATGGCTTGCGTGGGGTGCCATCGTCTACCTTGTCAACCATTACTGCACCGTATGAATCAAACTCAAATGCAACTGGCAACATCTTGGCTATCGTTATTGTGTCATAGAAGAACTCATCGCCGGTTGAATAGCCCAGCTTTGCCGCCTTCTCTTTCCTTGAATACTTCTCAACTGTCCTGCGGAATCGTGCCATGATCCGCCTTGCTACCCACTTAGTCTCATCCTTGCTTACCTCATAGGCTTCATCTAACATCTTGGCCAAGTGAGGTCGCTTAAGAACATAGACTCGAAGTTCTTGAATCAGATCTTCTCTT